AAAACCGTATTTAACTTGGCGGACGGTGCGCCCCACTTGCCTTTCATACAGCCCTAGATTGGCAACTGCCGTACTGGGGTTGCTAAAGGCATAGCCAGACATCATTTGCAGCCTATATAAAGCGCCAAGCGTGATCGTCTCCCGATACTCTTTCCCAATGGTGTCAGGGATAGAGGTGCTGGAAGAGGTGGGTTTGAGCGAAAATAAAACCCTTAACGAGTCCGTAGCTGACGGGATAGGCGCTAAAAAGAATTCTTTGTTGTCACGCTGAGCGTACATTTTCGGTGAGCCGGTTTCAGTCTCATCCCCCAGATTCTGAAGAAGCACACCGTAGCTGACTGGCTTTAGCGCAGTCTTGTCGTTAAAGATGTCAAGAATATGATTTAACTCCGTGCCCGCAGGAATCGTCACCGCATACTCATTGACGTTTGCCACAATGGAAACGAACTCCGGTTCGGCAAGATAGACATCGGTACGCCGGCAAAAATCGATGGTCGTATCGCGAATCGCCCGCTCAATCAGGACGTTGGGTGCGCCACTCACCTCAGGTCTTATATAGGGTGTAATATCGGAAAACTTCATGCAGCCGCCTCAGGGTAGGGTGTAGTCGCCGCGTCTGCTTGAGACTTAATGCCGAGCGCTGCTGCGAATCTTTGATAATGCATCATGGACTTCTCCACATTGCCTGAATACTCAGCGTCTTTTTGATAGGAACGGTACAAAACATAATCCAGCAGAGCGTTACCATAGGTGTCATCGAGAGAGATGGTTGTCGTATCTGACGAAAAGTTACCGATCGCGATATCCGCGAGCGATGCAGAGTACACAATCTCTAGAGAGTGGGTGCCTGAGACCGCGTTTGGGTAGACATAAAACACCTTGGGGTCTATGGAATCATAAACATAATGTTCAATCTTTCGCGCACCCGACACTGCGGTATACCAGTCGGGCTGAACGTCATCCAAAAGCTGCCGGTCCACCTGAGTGACCGACTGTCCTCCAGTGTTTCGGATAACCTCAATTAATCGCAACGCATTGGCCGGCAGGGCTTGTTTAGCCCCGTTCGCGAGCGCCAGCGTCGCGTTGGTTATGCTGGCATCTGGCCGCTGTAGGATCACCTCCCGTTGAGCATCGTTAAAGAACTTCAAAAGCTCGGCATTTGGGAATCGAACGTGTGACTCGTCCTGCAAAATAATGCTGGCGCGGTCCAGAACATCAATGACTTTAAGTGTCGCCAACTTCCTCCTCCCATTCGATTACTTGCAGATCAGGGTTGCCGGCAAACAAATCGTCGTAGTCAAACACGTTTCCAGTGATGACATTTCTGACCTTGCTGGGGCGAACCTTGGGCGTTTCTGGAGTCGGGTTGTCCTTCTCCTGCTGCATTCTCGCGACCTGATCTTCCAGTTGCGACAATGTGAGCCGTCGGTCTAACTTCCGCCCGAACTCTGACTGCGCTTTCTCAAATAACTCATCCTTTTTGGTTCTGACGCTCATTTTTACCTCCTGTAAAAAAGAGGGGGGATTTAACCCTCCCCCCAAGGGTTGGTGGGGACCGTTAAGTCCACTTCCCTACGCACAATGCGTCTGGAGTTACTACCTTCGAGCCAAAGCATTTCAATCCTCTGACCTGATCCCCGAATGTTGCTTCCATTCGGACGGTCTCGGTGTTGGTGAACTGGCTTGCAAACGAGATACCCTTCGGGTGCCCCGCAAGAACGTGGGTGTAACCGGAATCAGCTCCCGATGCTGGGGTGTACAGCATGTTCGACTGATACACATTGAACCGGTCTACCATGCCGACCTTCCCGTTTCGCAGCGGCGAAGTATCATCGCCTGTCAGGTAAGCCTGCCTGAGTTCACTCTGCTTGAGCTTGCTAACGAATTCAGGGCTAAGAACAATGAAGCGCCCTTCTTCGGGTATATTCAGCTCGTCAAGAGTCTTTGACAGCGTCAAGATGTTTTCCAGAATATTGGAGGTTGTTATCGTGACCTGTGAACCAATCGTGGTTGCACCTGTCACACTCGCCGACAATACATCTGTCTCAACCGCAATACGCATGCCTTCAGAAGCATCGGCTGACGCTTTTTCCAGCAAGTCAATGTCACCTTGCGCTTGAAGAACGTCATCAATTTTAAAGGCATAGTATTTTGCTTTGTCAATTAACAGCTCTACTTTCGCAGTGGTTAACTCTTGCGTTGTGATAGTGCCAGCATAGTCGTTGATGGTGACGGCTGGTACTGTCCTGATGGTTACTTTGTCGCCCTGCCCTGCTATCTCGCCTTCGTAGTCCGTGTTCGAGATCGCAGGTAGAACAGATTGCTTGTAGAATTTTGCCTGAAGCAGCTTACTAAACACCTCAGGTATAAAATTCACCTCACTGGTTGTGCCAGTGCTAAAAAATGAAAAAGCCATTTTGTTTTACCTATTTCAAAATGTCTTCCCCATATCCGTTTACCAAGAAAACGTGGTTTAACGGATTCTGCCAGCCTCCATTGCCTGTAAAATTTCAGCCTGATGCTTCTCAAATTCCTTCAAGGGCATCCGCTTAATTTCGTCAACGGTGAACAGCTTCTTTCCGCCTTCTGTTTTAGGCTTTCTGGCTTTTGGCAGCTTCGGTTCTGCAACCGATTTTGCCTTGGCCAGCGCCCGCTCCTGCGGCGTTTCAACTTCTAGCCCGATGTCTGACTTGTAGCGATGCAGCACAGCGTTAACATCATTAGAACTGCCGGCCTGAATCCACTGTTTTGTGGCGCCATCCTGCTCCTCCAACCAGTTCAGCCAGTCCGCTGTCTCAATTAACTGATCAACGTCTGGGTGCTCTGCCTTGATTCGCTCAAAGTGCGCTTCTTGCTCGCGCTTCGTTGCTTCATCAAGTTTGCTTTGCTCCTGCTTCGCCAGAGTTTCCTTCTGGCTATCAACTTGTGCTTGAGTTCTTTGAAGTTCGTCTAGCAGTGGCGCCGCAAGATCAGGATATTCCTCCCTCAATGCAGCTAATTTGCCATCGTCCTTCGGGACCTCTAGCTGTTTCTTCAGCTCCGCAACAGTCTCCATTAGACTCGCGTTCATACGCTTTAAGTCCGCAGCCTCTTGCGTCGCTTTTGTCATCCTCGATTGAGCGCCTTTCATCGCTTTCTCGGCTTTCTGTACAGCCAACTTGAGATCTTCATCAGAGCCGCCGCTCTCTTTCTGATCTTCCTGATCCTCCGCGATAGTCTCCACCGTGTCCTCGGATTCGGGGGCTTCCTGTTGCACTTCCATCGGTTCTTCCTGAGTATCCTCTGCCGAGGGTTCAGGCTTCTCCTCTGTCATCTGCGCCATCAACTCTTTCGCTTCAGCTTCCAGACGTTCTGGATCATTTCGATTTGACATAATTTGTTACGGGTCGATTGCTCGGTGTCCGCCTCACTCAATTGCGGTTGTTCGTTTACGATTCCGCGTGTTTTCCATGTGCGCCTTCGCACTGGATTCCAGCTCCAAAACAAAGCGCAACTCTTCGAGCCTACCTTGCTGGTGCCTGAAACCTTTTTCATCTGCCCGCTCTAACTTGAGCTGAGCGTCCTTAAATCTTGCCTCAACCAACTCGATTAGGCGGGGCCATTCCGGCAGGGCCGCCAATCGCAGGATTCCCTGCGCTTGCGAGCTGTTGCATTTGAGCTTGCTGCATGGCGAGTTCTTGTTGCTCACGCGCTAATTGCTCCTCACTTTTAACCACCTCATCTGGATCAATGTCCATGCTTTGCGCGATTTCTCGCAGCAACCGGTGTCGGTCTACAAGGCTATTGTCCAGCTCGTTTGATACCAGCGACAGGAACTGCAATAACCGCTGACTCTGCACTTCTTTCTGCACAAGAGCGGTGCTGCCACGGGCCACTATCTTGAGATCACCCTTCGCCTTCTGATTCGTTGAATACTCCATATTCCAATGAAATAACGCCTTGATCAGCGGCTCTAAAAGGAAATCATCGATGTTTTTTATCGTACTTTTCAGCGCCACATTGGCCGCACCCATCAGCATGCTCATGCCGGTGGCTGTTTTGTTTAGGCTGCTGGTCTGCTCACCGTGCGTATAGGACGGCAAGCTGGTTGTCTCATCCGCAAACCGCCGGAAAATCTCGACGATCTGGTTCAGGCCATTGGCGTTTGCAATCGGCTGATACCATCGCACCATCGGCATGGTGCCGTCACCGCCTTCCCTGAGAAACACCCGCCAAGGATGTATGTCGGTCGGGTCTTCTCCCGCTGCTAATAAATCTGTATTGACTTCGCACATAGGCGCACTGCTCATCGCCAGATTGTCCAGCCATATCCGTGTTGCGGCATTCATGGTTTGCTGTGAGTCTCGCATCATTCGCGGAACACCAGTCCCCCAAAACTGATGGGGCGACTTTTCATACGGGAAGATATGGTAAGGAACCGAATAGCCGGCAATCGGATTTAGCATGATCTTAATGACCTTGCCGCCGCACAACCACACGCAAGTGCTGAAATCCTGACTAAGGTCCGCGTCAGGCCCTAGATCAATATTATGCTCTTTGAGCTGGTGGCCATCGACAAAGCCCCAGTATTCGAGAAGCTCAAAACGGCTGCTAGAAGCATGCTCATTGATACCCGCCATGCTCCGGCGAGTCCGCTCATGCTCTTCTTCAGTATGATTGCCAGACCGATTGTGCTTCAACAAGTACTTGATCATAGCCCCATCAAATTGAGGCAGATCGGCCAGATCTCTAAATTGCTTGCGGGTTAAAACATGACGCCGGAATAACCCATCACAATCCTCCAAACTGGTGCAATATGGGTCGGGGTACAAATCAAAGATCGAGACGCTCTCAACCTCAGGGGCCGGTG